TTTATAACCAAAGGTTAATTTTCCATAACTTAAGTTGTATAGTTAAACGCTTCTTTATTCTGAATTTTACAGGATAATCAAAAGCGCAAATTGAATATACTCACAAGCCTCCTAAAACAGGGAGCAAGTCTATTTACTAGAGATTTAGACTCACGAACACCGAAAGGGTTAATGTACTTATACGGCGGTGGTGTTACATCAGCGGGCGTACAAGTCAGCCAAAGCTCCTCATTGGGGCTTTCGGGCGTATATCACGCTGTATCTTTAATAGCTAATGATTTTGGATCTCTTCCTTATGACATTTTTACAAAGTCAGCCAAAGGGAAAGACGTTGAAACCGAAAACAACCAACATAGACTGTTAAATTTCGAGCCTAACAACTTCCAAACACCTTTAGAATACCACGTTCAAATGGCTGTATATCGTTTGATGTATGGCAATGCTTATGCTATAATTGATAGATTCGACGGAAGTGGAGAAATTAGAAACCTATTTCCTGTGCATCCTGTCAATGTAACAACCATTGTAGAGATAGAAGGCGAATTATTTTATAATATTTTAGGAGTAGAAGAGCCTGTATCAATGTATGACATGGTTCATGTTCGGGATTTAAGCATTAACCAACAATTCAGAAATAGCAGACAGAATTGGAAAGGACAATCAAGGATAGACGTATGTAGGGAGGCTTTCGGTTCAATGATAGCTTTAGACGCTTTTTCAGCTAACTTTTTTGGAAATGGAGCCAATATAGGAACTACAATAGAGAGTGAATTAGGAGCCATCGAGACACCAGAGCAAAGGGTTTCACTTGAAAACTCATTAAACGCAAAATATACAGGGCCGGATAAGGCTTATAAAAGTTTAGTACTTCCAAGCGGTTACAAACTATCAACAGGCCCAACGAAATTCAACCAGCAACAATCACAATTTATAGAAACCAAATTCCAAAAAACCGAAGAGATAGCGCAGATATTCAACCTTCCTTTAGATAAAATGAGCGTTAATAACGACGGCAACAGTTACGCTTCAAGTATTGAGGCTTCAAATAACTATGTCACAAGCACATTAAGACCTTTTACAATAGGATTCGAGCAAGAGTATAATAAAAAGCTATTTGGTGGAGCCGAAAGAGGCCGCAAGTTCACTAAGGTACAACTAGAAATGCTACAAAGGGGCAATCTAGTACAGCAGGCCGACTATGCCGATAAGAATTTAAAAAACGGTACATGGTCAGTAAATGAGTCAAGACATTACCAGGATTTTCCAAGTATAGGCCCAGAGGGAGACGTTCACTATACACAAGGAAACCAAATGGTATTGGGATCAACAGGAATGAACCAAGAAAACACAGAAGAAGATGAAACCAATTAAAAGATTTACAGAGGGTAAAATAGAGATAAGAGAAGGCGAAGATGGCTCTAAATACTTTGAAGGATATGGGATAGTGTTCGATAAAGAATCTAGGACTATGACAGATTTCGGAGGCCAAAAATTCAGAGAAATAATTACTAGGGACGCTGTAAAGAATACAGATTTTACAGATGTAATTGGTAGGGGCAACCATACAAACGCACAACTATTAGGTAGAACGGCAAGCGGGACAATGACAGTTTCAGTTGATGAAACGGGCGTGTATTATAGAATATTAAAACCAAATACCACAATAGGAAACGATATGGAAGAGCAAATCAAAAGGGGCGATATTGTCGGATCTAGCTTTGCATTTTCAAGCCCAAAAGATAAAATTTCAAGAATAGACAAAGAAACTCTATTAAGAACAATCACAGACTTCCCTAAGATAATTGACATGGGGCCTGTTGTATCTCCAGCATACGACCCAACGACGGCTAACATACGATCACTAGAGGCTTTTATAGATAGCGAAGAAAGAGAAGTTGAAGAAGAAATTAAAGAAAAACCTACAAAAGTAGGTCTTAGTTTGGCTGATAAAATCAAACTAGAACGGCTGAGATAAGCCATTAATTAAATTAAATTAAATCAAATGAAATCGACAGATTACAAAACAAAAAAGGAAGAGCTTTTAACGGAGCTTGACGGAATTGTTGCTTTGTATGAAAAGGAAGATCGAGACATCTCAGAAGATGAGGCGACGCGTTCTGATGAGATTTTAGCCGAGGTTAAAGAGCTTAATACAAAAATTGAGTCAGCCGAAGCTAGAGAATCAGCCTTGAAAGAAAGAGCAAAAAAAGCCGTAAAAAAAGACACTAGATCAGGAGAAACAAAAGAACTTGATCAAGTATCTGAAAAATTCTCATTAGGCAAAGCGTGTCAAGATATGTTAGCCGGTAGAGATTTATCAGGAGCAAATGCAGAAATGGCAGAAGAAGGTAAGGCAGAACTTGCTTTATCAGGAATGAGCCCTAAAGGCTTTCCAATTCCTCGCTCAGTACTTGACAGAGTAGAAACAAGAACTGATATAGATCAAAATACTTCAGGTATTCAAAGTACTGATTTGGATGGTTATGCAAGAGCAATCAGAGCGCAAGCAGTTTATAACAGAGTAGGTATCAATTTCCGAAGAGCAGTAGGTGATGTTAAAACAAACATCGTTACAGCTATGAATTGGGCATGGGTTGCAGCAGAAAATACAGCGGCAACGGATATCGGCCAGAATTTTACTTCAGTAACAGGCGCCCCGACTTGGTGCCGTGGGTATGTCGATGTCAGTAAAACGTTATTAGCTCAGAATCCAGACGCTATGAATGAAATCATGTTTGATTTAGGAGTAGCAGAAGCTAATGTATTTGATACAGCTTTATTTTCAACGGCAAGCGTTTCTAACGCACCGGCATCAATAGCAGCGACTTCAAATGTTTTGACTTTCACTGAAGCAAGTTATAGCGCAAATGCAAGCGTCTATTCTGACTTCATCGAAGCTATCCAAACATTAGGAGAAAACAATGCTTATACTGACATGATGAAATTTGTAACAAATCCAATTTTGTTCAAAGAGATTTATCAATCAGCACAAGTATTAGCAGTTCAAGCGGGAATCGCGGGACGTACTTACACAGGTCAAACGATAGGCGGGCATGATGCTATTTTCACAACAGCAACAACTTCAGCCACAACTTCAGGAGACACAATAGCGGGTGATTTTTCAACGGGAGTTAAAGCATATCAATGGGGTGGTTTAGATTTATTCTTAGACCCTTATACGGTAGCTTTAAATGATCAAGTCAGAGTTATTGGACACAAAAGAGTTGAATGGGTCGTTCCACAAGGAGCAAGATTCGTAAAATTCACTTCACCAACAGCCTAAAATTAATGGGGGTGTAAAAGCCCCCTTTATTATGAGATTTTTAAACACAGTAGCGGGTTCATTCGATTCAATCACTTTAGCAGAAGCTAGACTTCATATAAAAGAGCCTAGTAACATTACTGTTGAGGATAGTTTAATTACATCTTATATTAAGGCAGCAGATAAGACAACAGAAGAGAAATGCAATTTAGTTGTAAGCTCTTCGACATGGGAAGGATATATTGACGAGTGGCCTTTAGATATTTTTGGCGATTCAATGATAACTATTAATAAAAATCCAGTCTCAAGTATAACGAGTGTTGAATATTACGATGAAGATAACACAGAGCAGAGTTTAGTCGAAGGGACGGATTATTTTGTTGATGTAGTAGGAAAACCAGCTAGAATACAAATGGTTAATACTCCTAGTTTAAAAGAGCGAGTAAATGCTATTAAAATCACTTTTGTAGCCGGAGCATCAAACGCGGATTCTGTTGATGATAGGATTAAGCAAATAGCAAGATTAGTAGTCAAGGGCTATAAGCAATGCAGAGTAGATTATGTAATTGGTAGGGTCGTCTCAGAACTTCCGAGAACGGTTAAATCACTTATGAATAGTTTAAAAATTGACGAACTATGATAGGGTGTGATTACGATAGATATGTTCAATTCCAAACGCCAACGGATGTAAATACAAAGGGTAGCACTACTCAAACATGGGCTAATACATTCACAGCATATTGTAAGATTGAGCCAATGGGAGGCACAACAGATGGTGAAAGCGGAAAGAGAA